CAAGATCACCCAAATACCCAAACGTTAGGCCTGACACTGCATCATAGCCATTTAGTGTGTATGTGGTGCCTTGTATGGTGTAGGTAAGTGCATATGCCACTATATACCACCTGCTAATACCTGCATGGCATTAAAATCTGCCATGATGCTTGATTCACTCTGTTGTGTATTATACGTGGCTGATAGCTGGTAATAATTCTGCACTGTTGCCTGTGCTGAATTAACACCACTTGCTAGTGTGGCATTCATTGCGTTTGTCACGTCTGGCAGTCCTGCCATGATACCTGCAGCCATGCCTTGTGAAATAGGCTTGCCTACGAAGTTTGCAAACACCTTTGATGGTGATGCAATGCCAAGGATTGCCATAGCTGCATCAAGTGCAGACTGTGCGGCGCGTTTGGCTGCATTGGTAATTGCAGCCACGCCATTGCTGATGCCTTTGGCAATACCATCTGCAATGTTTTGCCCCACTTGCATAGCAGCAGCTGCCAGGCTCGCCACCATGCTATTGAGTTTGATTAGCATATCTGCCACAAATGCACCCATTGCCTGTGTGGTAGTGCTAACAAATGTGCCAAACGCATTTTGCACGGTTTGCCACGCGCCAGCAAAATCACCCTTCAGAAATTGGCTAATTGACGTTAACACACCAATCAGCAGTGTTTGGAATGGTGCTGCCAGTGCCATCATGCCACTAATTACAATCTGAATGTACGGCCATAGAAATTGAAACGCTTGTATCATGCCTTGAATTTGTATCACCATGCCATTGATTGCCAGTGCCAATACACCAGTAAGAATATCTCCCAACAAACCAAATATGGTGACAGTGTTTTGTATATCGCCTTGTGTCTGTGGTGCTGCTAACTGCATTACGATTGCATTGTATAGTGCAGTGAGTGCTGGCAGTGCCACTGCATACAGATTCGCAATGGCACTGGTAATTGGCGCAATAGCCACGAGGAATGAATTAAACCCTGCCTGTATTGATGCAAGTGTGCCATTCCAATCAATGCCAGATACAAACGCATCTGATGATAAATACAATTCATCAATGGCAGATATTATGCCTGGCCAATCAACACTGGTAATGAAGTTTGAAAATTGCGTGACTAAATCGCCAATGATTGGTACTAGCACTTCACTCGCATAACTGCCAAATCGTACCAGTACAGGTAGCAATGCTTCGCCTAACGTCTGCTGAATATCTGCAAACTGTGCTGCCAGTAATGCCTGCTGGCCTGCATAGGTATCAACAGCAGCAGCAGCACTGCCACCGAATTCCTTGTTTAACTCCGCAAGAATAACCTGCTGTGCACCAGCCACATCACCTGTTTCCACCATTGCTTCGATCATCGCCTTTTGGTCATCAGTGAATGACACACCCACACGCGACAATGCACCAATGCCTGCAATAGGATCGTTCAGGGCCTTGCCTAACTGCAGTGCAGATGATTGCAAATCACTCCCCATAGCCTGGCTAATATCTAAAATAGCCTGTGTTGCATCACCAAAGTTCGTGCCTTGGATTTGCGTAAATGTGGCTAATGCGTTTTGTGCACCAAGAATTGCATCATCAGCAAAAATGCTATTGCCACTGCTGGCACTCATGGCATTGGCCATATCTGCCATTTGCTGTGCAGTGAATCCAGCAGCCATGCCAGTAGATTTCACCACTGCTTCAGTCTGTGCAAATATAGACTGAAATTCACTTGCTTCTGCAATGCTGCCTGATATGAAATCAGTCATCTTTGAAAATGCTGCACCTGCCAGATTAACTGCTGCACCACCAATGGCATGAAATGCACCTGTGGCAATAGATTGCAATGCACCAAATCCACTGCTGGCAGTTTTGGTGGCAGATCCCAGACCTTCCACACTGTTGGTAACTGCAGCAGCCACTGGCGTTACATCATCTTCGCCTAAAAAACGAATTAGTACAGTGGTATCACTCATTTTTTCTTTGCCTTGTGTTCATTCACTTCAGATTCAATGGCCATGAGTGCCAAGTGTTCAGAGATGGTTTGCCAGTCTGGCAGGTTTGCTGGTGTGCAGTGGTATATATCACGACACAATATTAATTCCAAATATTCAATAGGCATTGGTGCTTTGGTCCAGAGATGTGCACGCAATGCCATTGCTATTTTGGGTTTGTTTCACCTGATACACGACTCACAATAGCACTAATGATTTGCGCCAAATGACTAGCAGGCAAATCTTCAGCCTTGCGGCCGTCATCTACCATCACACATTTATTCATGATTGGTAGCAGTGCATCTAAATCATTCCCCTGGCCAGCCTTCACAAGGTTTGCCACATCGCGAATAGTTAACTTCGTTGCATCGATGCTGTACATATTGTTGTTCTCCTATAGTAGTATTGCGTGGCTAGCACTGCCAACCACGCAAACTGTGCCTGCTCTTACGTGTTGGCAGTGTACGTGATTCCTGGTGCGCGCACTGTGAATGAAACCATTACTGGACCAGCACTTGATGCATCAATAGGTGGATAATTCATTGATGTAATAAAACCTACCGTCTTTGTTTCGTATTGATCCGCACCACTAGCTGCACCCAATGGCAGCCACTTCAGCTGTGTTGCAGTACGATTTTCAAACAATGCACGCACTGATTGGAATGCTTCTGCTGCAGTTTCAGTGTACAAAATATTTACTGTCACTTCTACAGGTTCATATTTGCCAACAGTGATGATTCCAAAATTGCCATCAAATGTGTATGCATCACCTGTTACCACTGATGCTGTTACTGCATCAATACTTTGTGATGATCCTGAAATATCAACATATGCTGCTGAAACATAAATCGATACTGTTGCAGCAGCCCCTGATACTGCGCCTGTAGTTTGTGCCATGGCTGTAATACTCCTTTACTGCACAATTTCAACAAATGTGAGTGTGCAAATTACTCCGTGATAGTTTCGGCCTGATCCTGTAACAAACTCAATTACCTGTGCACGTTGCGTGAGTAGTGTGAGTGTGTACGATTGACCTGATAGCTGGCGTGCCTGTTCAATGTATGCAGCCATGTATGCCTGGTACACGTCTGCAATATCCATCAAACCCAAACCCATGCCTACTGCACGTAGTAAACATGTGTCTGTAATGGTCCATTCCGTGTTCATTACGTGGCCCGCGCCGCCTAATGTTTGCACCCTTGTGCGTTGTGACGTCATACCAACAGGTGAAATAATTCGCGTTGGCAAGTCGCTGATTTCTTCACTGTCTTTTAGTGTGGTGCCTGATCGCACCAACACAGTAACTGCTGATAGCTGTACATTGAGTGCTGCAATAGCAGTGATGATTGCTGCAATATTACTGGCCATTAGCTACGCTTCCTGTAGGGTTCCAGCGTTTGCTGTACGTCTGTGGGTATGCGTGGTGCCTGCAGGATTACGCCATCTGATGAGAGAATAGCGCGATCACTATCAGGTGTGCCTTCGCGTGCACGATAAATGAAACTGCCTAGACGTAAACACGCTGCCACAATATCAGATGGTGGCGTGATCGAGTAGGCAAACCTTCCTACAATCTGAATTGCCACATCTGGTGTGCCTGTATAAGTCCAAATGTAGCTGGTGTTCATTTGTATCTTGATTGCGTATGCTGGCGTGTAATTTGATGGCAATAGTACCACTACATTTGTTGGTATGTTTTGGCCATTGCCATTTAAGATACTGGTTAGCTGGCACAAATCAAAATCCAATTGCAGTGTGTTATTGAATGCATCAATGTTGCCACCATACCGAAAATCAAGTGCATTGTAATACCGTGTGGTATCTGCAGGGCATTCAAAAATACGGTTTGTGTATGTTTCTATCATTGACTGTGCACGCGTGGCAGCAAACCCCAATTGGGTATCATCACTGCTACTGGTGGCCCCAATGTATGATCGTAAATCTGCTGCAGTTATATATGCCATAGTGGTTTATTCCTTTGGCAGACGTTTCACCCGTCGTGGTGCCTGCTCTTGTGGTACATCGATGGCTGGCACTTCGTCTGGTACTAACGTGGCACGATTAGTGGCAATCAGCCTGGTGCCTTCACTGGTGGTGACCTCGATAACGTCACCACCAGTGTGGACCACCATGCGATCACCCACCGTTCGTGCAAGGCTGTTGTGTAGCTTTACACGCATGTGGGTTTACTCCTATGAAGCAGGATTGCTACCCAACACGAATGCATCAGCCTGCGTCACATCGCCACCCCAACGTGCAGTACAGAAAATGGCAGTCTGGTAATTGGCTTGGTACAGGTATGGATTGCGACTGATTTCCAGATTCAAGTTTTCCACATATGCGTAATAACTAAAGTTACCAAACAAAATGGATTTGGCACTGGCGGCCATGGCTGCAATCTTATCTGAAACAGCAACAGGTTTGCCATACAGATTATCAATGCCGCCTTGTGGCGTGGCTTGGAATGAAAAGAAGTTACCAGTGAGTGCACGAATAGCACCTAGCGTGGTGTTACGCATTACCCAACCAACACTGTTGGTATCATCTGCATATGCAGCAGGCAATTTGTGCACCATGTTAATAATATCGGCTGCATCAACGCCCGTGGTGCTGGCCAACGCTTCAGTGTTGGCAGTGGCACGTGGCACAATACCGTATGGCTGACTGCTGCCAGTGCCAACAATCATAAAATTATTCAAATGGCGTGCATACGCGCGGCCCACTTCGCGTGCAATAAATCCATCAAGATCCATAGCCTGGTCACGCAACAATTGATTTGAAATCAACATACCCAACGATGCAGTGTACAACGTAATGGCCACACCTGAAAAGGTGGGTTCATCTTGATTGTATGATCCTGATTCAGCCACGAATGCAAAGTCTGATTTCTCATTTTGTGCAGCGATGTTAAAAACATCACTTGTGGTGGTGTAGCGTTGCATTGGCAGCTTGGCACCAATCCAAGTTTCATCGCGTTTGTCAATGATTTGCTGTGCATAGGCTTCAGGTACCAAGAAACCACCGTTTGCATTGGTGCCTTCAATTAGCGTGGCCTTGGCTGCAATTTCATCGCCAGTACGCATCCAGTGTTTAAGGGCCGCCATTTGGTCATTGCTGTTACCCATGGTGGTAAGCTTCTTGGCAGCAGGTGCATTGCCTGCAATAACGCCACCGCGTACAGGTTCGCCTGCCATTTCTTCAATGGCCGCTTTTACTGCATCTTTGATTAATTGATCTGACATGGTAGGTAATTCCTTTGTTGTAAATTTGTGTATATTGCTACTGTTACTTGCAGGGTCGCTGTTGCCAGCCTGTGGCACTGCCTTCGTATCAGAAATAGCCATGGTTCGTGGTTCTGCTGGTGTAGGGGTTAAACTAATTTCTCCTACAATCCAGCGTTTCAATTCGCCACCATCACGGACCACCAAATGTGATAGTGCACCTGTAGATAATCCTAGCACACCACGTTTGACCAGTGCCATCACCTGCTGTGCATATTTGTGACGTTTGTCGATTTCAATTTCAACATCGATGCCTTCATCATCAGGCTGCCACATCTTCACAGTACCAATTTGTGACTGCAAATTACTTAGGCCGTGATCGTAGTACACGGGCATGCCAACAAATGATCGTGTATCACCAAAATCTGTTTTGGCAGTGAATCGATCACCCGTCAAATCTTTGCCACCAAACACCACGCCACGGCCGCGCACCACGTAATCTGATATTTGTTTGACTGCATACTTCATTGATTCATTCCAATCAGCTGGCGTGCAAAATCTCGCACTGATTTGGCCATTTCATCACGCCACAATTGTGGCAGTGCTGCAACAAAATCTGGTCCCATACGTTTGGCCAGCACAATCAGTTTTGCCTTGAATTCCTCAAATGTAGATTCGCCTTCGTATCGGCCCCAGCTCGACACTGCTGCTGGCACATCATCTGGTGTGATGATTGGGAAGTTTCGGGTATCTGGCAGAACAAAATCACCTGCTGGCATATCTTCGCGTTGTGCTGGTGTAGCGTTGCGATCAGCAGTAGCACGCACTGCCAGCATATCGCCTTCCATAGGTTCTGCATACTCTGAGGCGTCTACTACCATTGGT